CACGATGGCTCACAGTGTGAACCATAATATCGCCAACACTACCTGCTGATGTTGCTGAAAACATTAGTTTGATGACCTTATCAAAGCTGCCGATGCTGTATTAGCAGGCATTGTGATGGTGAATGTGGTTGTTGATGTCTTGTCAGAGCCAAAGTCCAGCACGGCCACAGACTTGTTGCCTTGGCTTGCGTTGTAAATCAAAGCACATCTGGCTGTTAATGCAGCGGTCCAAGACACATTTGGGAAGCCAACATAAGCTGTAAACCCAGAAGCATTAACTGTGACCGGCGTTAACACCGATCCACCAGCTGTGTAACCACTGGCCACTACTTCGTTTGTTGAAGAGTAAACAGTGGTTGCTTCGTTGAGATCCGCGCTGGCCGTGTACAAGGCAATCTTGATCTCGTCTGTCGTGAGATCGTGGACGCCTTCGTACAGCTCTTTCTTGAAGCTTGTGGTTTGGGTTTGAACAATACTCATGATACTGAAACCCTAACTTGGCCATCGCGGTAGGCATCCATCCGCTGTTTGCCGTCACCCAAGTTCTTGAGCAGAGCCATAGCCTGAACATAACGATCTTGCGCAAGCTTAACCATATCACCCTCTTGACGCATATACACAAACGCTTCACAGATTGTTCCGTACAAGAGCGTTGAATCAAAGTTATCGCCAAGCCATGTGGTGCTTGCGTCAACAATAGATTCTGGATAATAGTAGTAATGCAATTCAGCTTTGTAAGCCGCGCTGGGCGTAGGGCCAACAATGAACGTCAACTCATTAACGTCTGCTGACTGAGGACCAAAGATTGCATAGTGCCTGGGCTCTGATGTAGTAGAAGTCAATGGATATGCTTCACGAATGAAGTTCACATCCTTGTTAAGCAAATACAAGTAGTCGCCTTGGAACGTCACAGTTGCGTTTACTGTGCCAGTGTTTAACTCTGTTAACGTAACTGTTGTACCTGAAATGCTTCGTACAAGCGCATTTGTACCAATGTTAGTGCCGGTCACTTGTTGACCTTTGGCAATACCAGTGGTGCTTGCTACTACGATTGTGCGCTCACCAGAAACACCAGTTGCAGTTGTGGTGTTGTATGGATATAACGCAAGGCTGTATGTAGAAAGAAAATCTGACGGGCAAGACAAGTATTTGTTGCCAGTTGTCAGAGTACCTGTCACGTTCTTTCGCAAGTTAGCAATCTGCACCGTGTTATAGATGCGCTGCTCCGCCTGACGGATAAACGTATCCATGTCAGTGGTTGGGAAAGAGTTCTCGCAGTAATCGCTTACCGCTGTGACAAGCTCACTGTAGTTCATGCCATTGGGCCTCGAGCCATTACACCTTTAGTGGCCGCACCAGTGCCGCGAATCTTGATGCCAGATGTCTTAGTTGGCTTACCAGACGTCTTGCTGATGTTACCAATGGTCATGTCATCTGTATCGGCACGGCTTTGGTTTGGACCAGAGCCAGGATTCTCAGAAGCTTTAACAGCCTTGCCAGTCATCGTGTGGGGCTTTGCGTAGACTTTGGCGTTGCCAACTTCTTTGCCCATCATCTTTTTGCTGTACATATTAACCTCGCATTTGGTTGTTTGCGCGAGCCATGTTGCGGCCTACTTTACGCATAGCCTCACCAGTCACGCCGGCAGTTTTCTTGCCGCCCATTGTCATTTTAGCCTTGGGACCGCTATCGCCCAAGTTCTTGCCTTCGGTCTTGCCCTTTTTAGCGATGCCGTCTGCTGATCGTGTATATGCCATGTTTAGCTCCTATGAAACTGTTATCGTAACTGTACCAACTTCTGCCGTTCCAACCAAGTAGTTTGGCGTTAAATATGTATCATATTCACTCGCACCACCAACTGGATACCAACCCCACTGGATGTCTCGAGAACCGCCAGTTAAATTACCACTTGCATTCAAACCAGCCGTCACATACGTTGTGTCTGGACGAGGCTGATACAAAGCCTGTGGATCATTGACGGGATACATACCCAGCTGCAACTGCGGCTGATCTGGGTCCCAGCAATCCTCACAAACCTTCAACTGATACAGCTTGGTCTTAATGACCTCCATCTTGAGCTGCTTCAGCTTGAACTGCATACCACACCGATCACATTCGGCAATGGCCCACTTGCCTGATGCGAACGGCGTTGTCATTACATCGAACCTCCGCCAATAAAGGCCTGACGAGGCACCAACCTCAATGTAGCCTTCTCGCGGTCTTCCTGTGCTGCCAGCTTGTACTGCTCTTCATAAACAGCTTTAAGCATATCCAGACGCGCCTGCAACTCAGGAACCTTCATGGCAATGTAGTACGCCAGTCCTGCAGCCACAGCAGGCAGGAAGCGGAAGTTCATATCGGATGTCTGTACACCAGCGCCAGTGTCTTGGATACGGCGCATTCTGTAGTACACAAACTGGTACTGCTGAGATCCATCGGGTGTTGGCCACACTGTGATGGCCGGCAGCTGGGGCACAAAGATAGCATCGCCATCTGAATGCGCTGCAGCTGTTGTATTGTTCTGGCCACGGAAGACACCACCCAGTGTTAATCCACTGATGTAGGTGTAGTAAATGTCTTCTGAACCAATACGGATAAAGCCAGAGCCGGCTAACCCATCCACCGAGTCAAGCGTGATCGTGGTGTCCGTGGAAGTGATGGCCCCGTCAAGTGTCGAATCCGTTGGATTTGTTTCACCAGAGAGACGCTGAATCCAAACTTGGATCGGACGGCCTTGAACCAATTTGTTAGGGATAGTCGCATATGTAGAAACACTTATCCGTGTGATGCTCAAGTCAGCCTGCGTAGAAGCGTTATTGGCTTGTGTGCGAATAACGTGATCCAGCAGATCGATAGTATCCAATGGCAGCGCATAAGTATTCAACCCCTGAGTCAGAGTGATTGTCCCTGTCTCAATCGTCCACATATTGATGCCGCGATTGGCCCATTCAATCGTCATCAGGTTGAGAGAACGGCGCGCTGTGCGTAGGTCATAACCTGTACGCATCTCACGGCCAGCTCTTTCCCACGCCTCTTCAGCGAGCTCAGTGAACTCAAGGTTAAAGGCTGTGGTTCCTGTAGTGGTCATTTCATGCCCTTAAGGGTTTGAGCCAGACGAGCGCGCTGGCCCATCTTGCCGGGTTTCTTTGCGGCTGCAGCAAGCTTCTTCGCGGGAATGGGCTCGCCTTTCTTGGCACCCAAAGCAGAACGCAAAGCTCCAGGCTTCTTAATGGCTTTTTGAATCCACTTCTCAGCCATTTTTTGCAGCTCTCATGTTATCAACTAAGTTGGGGTAAGGACGGCCAGCTGCTTTAGCTGCCGCCTTTGCCTTGGATTTCTTGGCTGGGCTCAACTTCTTAGGAGCTCCAAGATCCTTGGGCCGTGGCTTTTCCCAAACTGCACCGCCTTTAGCGTATTCAGTAAAGTCGGTGTCATCCCTACGCGCTTTGCGTACACCTTTGGGCATTTTTGTGGCGCGAATAGCACCCATTCCACGGCTACCAATCATGATTTAACACATCTTTCCGCGCGTTTTACCGCGCTGTGCAATACCATCACCACGGCGAGAAGCAGTCATGCCGCCACCGGCTTTCTTAACAACCTTCTTCTTAGGAGCAGCTGAACCGCTGTCAATGTCTTGAGGTGGTTTGCCCATCTCAGCTGTATAGATGCCAGTGTTTTGCTTGCGCTCATAGTCAGCCAGCTCTTTAGCTGTAGGACCACCTTGACGGCCACGGCCAGCACCAGCTTGATCGCGCATACGATCTTCAATTTCCAGCTCCATGTCAGTGGTGCCTTTGTATGTGTATGGGACTTCAGGCATATCAGCTCCTTAGTAGCAACCGCCGCCGGCCATCTTAACCATGGTGCCTTTGGTTTTGCCTTTTGTAGCGCAACCATCAGCACGGCTAGAAGCTGTACCGCCTTTGGCCAACTTAGTCATTGTCTCACCCTTGTGCAAACGGCCTTCGTGTTTGTTCACAGCCTGCATCATGGCCTTGTCCATCTTGACATCTTCATGTGCCATGCCGCCTTTTGCGTAACGCATTTCACCAACAATGCGCTTCTTTTCAGCGTTTAAATCTTTTTTACCTTTAGAAGTAAATGCTTTTTCCGAATCAACTCGGCCCAGCTCTTCTAAACGATTCATACGGGATGTGTTTGCCATATCGCCACCTTTTGAAAATTTCTTGCCTTTATCGGCATTTACGAACTCTTTACCCACAGACATGGGCACTCCAGCTTTCTTAGCGAACGATGGCAAATGTGCAATCGCGGCCATGAAATTGTGTTGAGCTTTACTCTTGCTTGGCATTATCGCCCCTGCCGAATAAGCTGGTCAATTTTTTCTTCAAGCTTGTTAAAGCGTTGATCAATGTGACTTGTAATGCGATCAACTTCTGCTTGAGTAACGTTATCACGGGCAACCTCCTCACGAGTCTTGTTGAGCAAGATGCTAATGCGAGCCAGCTCACGAAACTTCTCGTTCATGACATAGCCCAGAATCGATATTAACAGTGTTAATATGGCCGACCAAACAACGCTCAGATCTAGCATTTCCACTTCCTCAATGCTTTATTGATGCGTGAATCTGGATCTTTGGCCGTCTTCTCGCTGGTCAGCTTCTTCTTCATGCCGCCCATCCTCGCACAGAACGAATCTTTGCGGGAGCCGCCTTCTGGCTGGGGAGCTTTCAAGTTCATGCCTTGCTTTTTCGCGGAGGCGCGACCCTTGGCATTCAATCCACCAGTCGGACTCTTTCCTTCTTTTCTCTGCCATGCTGGACTCTTAGCCATTTGCTACTTTCAGTTTGGACTTACGGACGGCTTCCAGAAGAGGAATCACGACTTCTTCGCGGAAGTTGTTTTCAAACGTATCTGTTCCAACGTGCGGCAAACTAATGTCCACATCGATGTGAATCTTGTAACCATGCTCACGGGCACGATCACAGAACAAATAGTCTTCGCCTACATACTTTCCGTCTTTCAACGCAAAGTCAAACAGCGCGGTGATCTGCTCACCCTTAAATTCGTATGTCCAGTCTGGATGGGCCTTGGCCATATCCTCTAGGACATGACGCTGGATCAACATGAACCCAGTGCCTACGCGCTCTACACGCATAAGAGAACCATCAAACTCTAAGTCTTGGTTCTCATCAAAATACAGATCAGCAAAGAAGTAGCGGTCTTTAGCTCTACGGGGGTAGGCTCCAGCCGTAATATCTTTGCCGGAACTCTGTGCCATTAACCGCAGAACATCGTCTGCAGTAGCAATAACATCAGAATCAATAAACAGCAGCTCTGTGCAATCTGACTTAAGGAACTCATGCACCAATTGGTTTCTAGCCATAGTGATGATTGAGCACCCAGACACATCGCCCATATTAACGGCAACACCAAACTGCATAGCCTTGGGCATTAACGCCGCAATGTTGTACGCAAGTTTGATATTGATTTTTCCGTCATACGCAGGGATCGCAATGAACAATTTGCGACCTGCCAGAACTGTTTGTTTGGTTTCAGCCATAAAAAATTGAAGCTGCGGTTAAGTTAGTAAGAACCATATACACGCCGTTAGGGGCCAATATGCCCTCACCGGGTAATAGCCAATAGTTCAAGAACGTGTCACCAG